ACATTATGAAAACTCCTAAGATGAACAAAGCTGGCAAAGCTAAGATGGCTACTGTTATGAAAGAATTTGGCAAGGGTGAACTTCACTCTGGCAAAGGCGGTAAAGTAGTTAAGAATCCCAAGCAAGCGGTTGCGATTGGAATTGCAGAAGCTGCTAAGAAAATGGGTAGAATGAAATAACTAACTCTGCTCGTTGTGAGCAGATACTAACTTGACCAACCCTAGAGGAGTCAAACAAAATGAATAAATTAGAGGCAGGAAAATCTGAAAACCTAACCAATAAGGGTCGAGGAAGACCCAAGGGTGCGGTTAATCGGGTCACCAACGAGTTTAGAGAGACAGTTAGATGTCTACTAGAGGATAACTCTCAAAACGTCTCTAAGTGGCTAGAATTAGTTGCAGAGGGTGACCCAGAGCGAGACATTCGTCCTGACCCTTACAAAGCCTTAGACATGATTTCTAAGTTGGCTGAGTATGCAACTCCTAAATTGGCTAGAACTGAGATGACTGGTGCGAATGGTGGGCCGATGCAAATCTCAGGTATCAACATCAATCTCAAGCGTCCTAATGCAGATTGACCTAGACTTTCCTGAAAAGTTAGGATTCTTGTTTGAGCCTTCACGATACAAGATTCTCTATGGAGGTAGGGGGTCTGGTAAGTCATGGGGTGTTGCTCGTGCTTTAATTGCTATGTCTGTGCAAAAGCCAATCAGGGTGCTTTGTGCTCGTGAGTTACAGAACTCAATCTCAGACTCAGTAATTGCCTTGCTACATGACCAAATCAAAACTATGGGCTTGGACTCATTTTTTGATGTTCAGAGAACAGCTATCTATGGTGCTAATGGTTCTGAGTTCTCGTTTGCTGGTCTAAAACACAATGTCACTTCAATCAAGTCATTTGAAGGTGTTGATATTTGTTGGGTTGAGGAAGGTCAAGCAGTATCAAAGGCATCGTGGGAGGTATTGATTCCTACTATTCGTAAGCCTGATTCAGAGATATGGGTAACTTTTAACCCTGACTTGGATACTGATGAAACTTACAAAAGGTTTGTGGTTTCTCCTCCTCCAAGCGCAAAAGTCATTAAAGTCAATTGGTCTGATAACCCTTGGTTTCCTGAAGTTCTAAAAGAGGAACTTGATGATTTAAAGAATAAGAACATGGATTCTTATTTAAATGTCTGGGAAGGTCATACAAGGCAGATGCTTGATGGTGCTGTGTATGGCGATGAATTACGAAGACTTCAAGAAGAAAACAGAATTCGTGACCTGATTGTGGATAAGTCTATTCCTGTTCAGACATTCTTTGACTTGGGATGGGCAGATATGACTTCAATTTGGTTTGTTCAAGTCATTGCTGGTGGTGAGATAAGAGTTATTGACTTCTATCAAAACAGGCAAAAGACAGTACACCACTATGCTCAAGTATTACAAGATAAAGGCTACATTTACAAAGATTGGTGGCTGCCACATGACTCTAAACACAAGGATTTAACTGGCAAATCAATCAATGAAATCCTTATTGGGATGGGTAAACCAATTAGAAATATCCCAATGCTCTCAGTAGAAAGTGGTATTAACGCTGCTCGAATGTTGCTGGATAGAGCGTTTTTCCATGCTACAAACTGCGCTGATGGGTTACAGCATTTAAGACATTATCGCTATGATGTTGACCCAAGTACTAAGCAATTCTCTAAACACCCACTACATGACCAACATAGCCATGCAGCAGATGCTTGGAGATATGTTGCAGTTGCTCTGGATGAGGGTGGCTCATCTTGGGGTAATCCGATTAACCAAACACCGAAATGGATTGTCTGATGTATTTAATGCCTCAAGGGGTAAATCTAGCCCCAAAAGTAAAAGAACTTGAAAAGCGTGTCGAAATGTTAGAAAATATGATAAAAGAGTTAAAATTGGACAAACCCCGAATGGGTCGCCCTCCAAAGGTAACTAATGAGCCAAAACAAGATATGCGGAGTTTATAAGATTACCCACATAGGTAGTGGTAAGTCTTATATTGGCATATCTAAAAACATCCATCGTAGATGGGTTCAGCATAAATCTTGGGTAAACACTAAGAATAGGCGTAGTGCTATCTATGCTGCAATGCAAAAATATGGCATTGATGCGTTTACTTGGCAAGTAATAGAGCAATGTGATGTTGACTCTTTAGAAGCAAGAGAACGACATTGGATAGCTGTTTTTGATACTTTTCACAATGGCTACAACCTAACTGCTGGTGGTGAGTACAACAAAGAGTTTTCTGCTGCAACTAGAAAGCGCATGAGTGAAGTACAAACTGGTAAAAAGCAAAGTAAAGAAACTATTGATAAGCGTATTGCTCGCGGAGAAAATCACTATCGTTATGGTGCTTCTGTTTCAGAAGAAACAAAGGAAAAGATACGGAAAGCACTAACTGGCAGAAAACAAGACCCTGCTGTAAGTGCCAAGATTGCCAAAAGTAATACTGGAAAAAAGATGTCGCCAGAAGCAATTGAAAAAAGTAAAATTGCTAGAACTGGGATTAAATTTACTGAACAAGCCAAAAAGAATCTATCTGAAGCGCATAAAGGAAATAAGGCTTCAGAAGAAACTAAGCGTAAAATGTCAGAATCTCGTAAAAAGTACCTTGCATTGAAGAAACTAGACTCTATGCAAGCTAGTGCAACTATTCAATAAGGTATGGCTATGAACACAATTGACTTAAAGTCAATCATCCAAGCAGAGGTGGACGACGCGATTGGATTTATTGAGAGCGAAACTGTTGAACAGAGAAAGCAGGCACTTCAGGCTTACTTACGTCAACCTTACAATAATGAGGTTGAAGGCAAGAGCCAGATCGTTACTGGAGAAGTAGCAGAAGCCATTGATGGCGCACTTCCTAGCTTAGTTCGTATCTTTACAGGCTCAGACAATATCGTAGTCTTTGAGCCACAAGGCCCTTCCGATGAAGCGTCTGCAAAACAAGCCACCGATTACTGTAATTGGGTTTTTACCAAGGACAATGCAGGTGTAGCTATTCTGCATGACTGGTTCAAAGATGCCTTGATGCAGAAGAATGGCATTGTTAAGGCTTATTGGGAAGACAAAGAAGACCTAACAAAAGAGCGTTACTTTGATCTGTCTGATGACGAATTGGCTATGCTGATGAGTGATGAGACAATGGAGATTGTTGAGCAAGATACGACAGAATTCCCAATCTATGACCCAATGGGTCAGCCAGTATTTGACCCAACTGGTATTCCAGTCATGGGTTCTACGCACAATGTCGTAGTCCAAAAGCGTAAGAAGTCAGGCAAAGTTACGATTGAGAATGTTCCTCCAGAGGAGTTCTTGATTAGCAAGAAAGCTAAGACTATTGCTGACAGCCCATTTGTGGCCCATCGTCAGATGTTGACTCGTAGTGATCTGATTGCTATGGGTTTCAACAAGAAGCAAGTTGAATCCTTGCAGATGGACGATGCTCTAGCCTACACACCAGAGCGTGTGGCTCGTTATTCAGCAGGTGAGCAGCCCTACCAAGTCCAGACTGATGACCCTTCAATGCAAGAGATTGAGGTCTTTGAGTGCTATGTAAAGACTGACATGAATGGCAAAGGTATTGCCACTCTGACTCAGGTTTTCTACGCTTCAAACGAGATTCTTCAAGATGAGGATGGTAAGGAAGCAGTTGAGGAAGTGGACTATGTTCCTTTCCACTCAATCTGCCCAATCCCAATTCCACACAAGTTCTTTGGTAACTCACTTGCTGATCGCACTACTGATCTGCAACTGATTAAGACCACTATCACTCGTCAGATGTTGGATAACTTATATCTGACAAACAATGCACGAGTGGTTGCTGTTGAAGGTCAAGTAAACCTTGATGACTTGCTTACATCTACTGCTGGTGGTGTTATTCGTGCCAAGTCACAAGGTGCTGTTCAACAGTTGGTTGTGCAGAACGTGGCACAAGCTGCTTTTCCAATGCTTCAGTACTTGGATACAGTCCAATCTAAGCGTACAGGCGTATCTGATGCTTCACAAGGCTTAGACCCTGCTATCTTGCAGAATGTGACTGCTGCTGCTGTAG